CGTGGTGCTATCTTATATAATCACCTTCTATCTAAGCATGGCATTGATACTAAGTATCAAATGATACAAACAGGCGAGAAGCTAAAGTATATCTACCTGAAAGAACCAAACAACATTCAATCTAACATCATAAGTTTTCCTGCTGGTGGTATACCGGAAGAGTTTGACTTACACCAATATATAGACTATAATACACAATTCGATAAGTCGTTTCTGGAACCACTGAAGATCATTCTTGATGCTATCGGATGGAAGTCGGAACGAGTATCAAGTCTAGAGGATTTCTTTTCGTGAGCAAACCAATCAATAAGATTGTAATTGTAGGTGGTGGATCTGCTGGCTGGATGACGGCCGCAACTCTCATACAAAGATTATACAATAGAGAGATCATTCTTATTGAAGATCCAAACACACCTACAGTTGGCGTTGGTGAGTCCACACTAGGATTCATCAATGATTGGTTGCGTCTGCTACAGATTAAAGACACAGACTTTATGAAAGCATGTGACGCCACTTACAAGATGTCGATTAGTTTCACAGACTTTTATAAAGTAGGATCAGGCACTTTTCATTATCCATTCGGTGGTATTGATATTACAGGTAACAAGTATGCCAAGAATGATTGGTATCTAAAGAAGTTTCTATATCCCGAAACACCTTTATCTGATTATGCTGATTGTGTATATCCTATTATGTCGTTAGTTAATGCTAATCGCATAACCACAGAAGACAACATAGTACCAGGATATATTTTTAATAGAGATGCTGCTTATCATTTTGATGCTATCAAGTTTGCTATTTGGTTACGTGACAAATTTGCAAAACCAAAAGGTGTTAAGCATATACAAGCATTAGTCAAAGATACTATCGTCAATGAAGATGGTATTGAAAAACTAGTTCTCGATGATGGGCAAGAGATTACTGCTGATCTATTCATTGACTGCACAGGATTTGCTTCTATTCTTCTCGGTAAAGCAATGAATGAACCTTTCATCTCATTCAATGATATTCTACCAAACAATTCAGCATGGGCAGCACAGATCCCATATGATAACAAGCGTGAAGAGATTGTTCCTTATACTGACTGTCATGCTCTTGGTAATGGCTGGGTATGGAATACACCATTGTGGAGTCGTCTAGGAACTGGATATGTTTACTCTGATAAGTATATCTCTGATGAAGGCGCTCTAGATGAGTTCAAGGCACATCTAAAGTCTAAAGGTAAGTTACGTGAAGATCAAAAGTTTCGCAAGATCAAATTCAGAGCAGGTGTAACAAATAGACTTTGGGTAAAGAATGTTACTGCTATTGGTCTATCTGCTGGATTTATTGAGCCATTAGAAAGTAATGGGCTATACAGTGTTCATATGTTTCTTGTTCGTTTGCTTCGTGCTCTTGATAGAGATAAAGAAGAACGTCTTGTAACACAGTTTGATAAAGATGGTTATAATTGGTCATGTCGAGTAATGTTTGATAACTTTGCTCAATTTGTTGCCATGCATTATTCAATGTCACTTAGAAATGATACTGAGTATTGGAGAGACGTTGGTAATCGTAGTTACTGTGATGTTGAGAAATCTCTCAAGAGAGGTGTGTCAACTAATGAATCCTTTATAGGTGCGTATGAGTCTAAGTATATTGTAACAAGATTTAGTGATGATGGTATAAATGCAGTAGCAACAGGACTAAACTACTTTCCTACTGATATGCAATACATTCACTGGATGAATGATGGTAGTTTTAAACTAGCGGAGGAGTTTGAACAGATAACAAAACATCTAAACGCAAAGAAAGAAATCTGGGACTTTAGAGCATCTAAATGTCCAACTGTATATGACTTTACAAAGGAAAGGATCTATCATGGCGAAGAGTAAGAAAGACGGGCAACATAAACATTCACCAGCTCGTTTGTATGAGTTCACGCCAGATCATAATATAACTCCGAACAACATAGTCGAATTGGCTAATCTTGTTCGAGTAGGTGTCGGTGGTGACCTATTCAAGAAACTATCACCAGAATTGCAAAAGCATTTCAAAGAAGTAGCATAACGAGACTGTTATCTACTTATTAACCCTGACAAGAAGGAGAAACTTATGTCAGACATTTTTAAAAATCTAATATCAGAAATTGATAATGAATACGCCGGTCTTGTAGATGACGGTGTTGCTGCTGGTGATGTGTCAGGATTTATTGGCACTGGTAACTATGCTATGAATGCATTGCTATCAGGTTCAATCTATGGTGGTCTACCTCAGAACAAGGTTACAGCATTTGCTGGTGAACCTTCTGTGGGTAAAACCTTCTATGCATTGAATGTGTGTAAGCAGTTTCTAGAAGATAATCCTACTGGTGCTGTTTACTATTTTGAGTCAGAGTCAGCAATCTCTAAAGAGTTCTTTGCTAATCGTGGCATTGATACAAAACGAGCATGGCTTATTCCCGTTGAAACTGTGCAGCAATTCAGAACACAGGCAGTAAAAATCCTAGACAAGTATATGACATACAAAGCAGATAGACCTCCTATGCTCTTTGTTCTTGACTCACTCGGTAATCTATCAACAGACAAAGAGGTTCAAGATATCACAGATGGTAAAGACACAAGAGATATGACACGTGCCCAGTTGGTTCGTGGTGCGTTTCGTGTTCTTACATTGAAACTTGGTAAAGCAAAAGTTCCACTCATTGTTACAAACCATGTCTATGATGTTGTTGGTTCATATGTGCCAATGAAGAAGATGGGTGGTGGATCTGGTCTAGAGTATGCTGCTTCTACTATTGTGTTTCTTTCAAAGAAGAAAGATAAGACACTAGATGATGATAATGGTAGAACAGGTGCTGTGATCACCGCACATCTTAAAAAGTCTCGCATGACTGTAGAAGATAAGAAAGTCGAAACTTGGCTTAACTATGCAGAAGGTCTAGATAGATATTATGGATTGCTTGACCTTGCTGAAAAGTATGGCATCGTAAAGAAAGTTTCAACTCGCTATGAGTTCCCTAATGGTACTAAAGCATTTGAAAAAGAAATCAAAAAGAATCCTGAAAAGTTCTTTACAAAAGAAATCCTAGATGCTATTGATGAAGGATGTCAAGCAGACTTCTTATATGGCAAATACAATGAAGAGGTAGAAGATGGAACTGGGAACTGATTATAAATTTAGGGACGATCTGTTTAATGTAAAACAAGAAGGAAGCACAGTTCCTATTGAATTAATGCTTGACCCATTCAACGGAGTAGTGTATCATTATACTACTGTTGCATTTAAGGTAGGTGAGGATGATGTTCCTCGCATATCTTTTGAGTATGAGATTGACAAGACAAATGATCTGTCTATGACAACCCTCAGAAAGAATGAAAAATTTAATGCGACATTGGGTTTGATTTTGAATGCACTATTGTTAGATGCATCGGAAGCGGAGGGTGTGAGTGAGACTAGAACAAACGATACTAAAGAACCTAATCAAGGACCAGAACTACACTCGTAAGGTTCTACCGTTTCTAAAAGAAGAATACTTTGGTAATATGGAAGATCGGCTGCTTTTCAAAGAAGTGGCCGACTTCTTACTAAAGTATGGTGAGCAACCTACGTTTGATGCTCTTGATATTGAAATTAACAACATTCGTGGCACAACGGATGACACTGTTAAGTCAATGCGAGAGACACTAAAAACTCTTAATGATGACACAGAAAAGACAAACCCAGATTGGCTTTTAGACAATACTGAAAAGTTTTGCCAAGAAAAGGCAATCTATAATGCTATCACATCTTCACTGGAGATTATGAATGGTAAAGGCAAACTTAGTAAGGGTGCCATTCCTTCTCTTTTGTCCGATGCTCTTGCTATCTCTTTTGATCCTAATGTCGGTCATGATTATATAGAACAAGCAACTGATCGTTATGATTACTATCATCGTGTAGAAGAAAGAATACCTTTTGACCTAGATTACTTTAACAAGATTACGAAGAATGGCATCCCAAAGAAAACTCTCAATATCATTATGGCTGGTGTTGGCGTTGGTAAGTCACTTACTCTATGTCACTTTGCTTCTGGCTACATAAACCAAGGTAAGAATGTTCTATATATATCAATGGAACTTGCCGAAGAAGAGGTAGCAAAGCGTATTGATGCGAATGTTCTAAACGTATCAATGGATGATCTTATGGTTCTACCGAAAGATATCTATGATAAGAAGATTGAAAACTTAAAGCAAAAGACAAACGGTAAGTTGATTGTCAAAGAGTATCCAACTGCTTCAGCCTCAACTGTTCATTTTAGATCATTGTTGAATGAACTTAACTTGAAGAAAGGATTTGTGCCAGATGTTATCATGGTCGACTATCTCAACATTTGTGCTTCAGCCCGTATTAAACCAGGTAATGGTGTCAATTCTTACACCTACATTAAAGCGATTGCTGAGGAGTTACGAGGTCTTGCGGTAGAGTATAATGTTCCGATCTGGTCTGCTACACAGTTGACAAGAGGTGGGTATGGTTCAACTGATCCTGATCTTACAGATACTTCCGAGTCGTTTGGTCTTCCTGCAACCGCTGACTTCTTTGTTGCCTTGATTGTAACAGAACAGTTAGAACAACTTAATCAGATTATGGTTAAGCAATTGAAGAACCGTTATGCTGACCCATCAAGATATAAAAGAGATGTGATTGGTGTTGACAAGACAAGAATGAAACTGTATGATGTAGAAGCATCAGCAAAAGACATTGTTGATACAGGTGAAGATATACCACAACCCAAGCCAAAGTTTGAAAATAAGAACAAGTTCAAAGGATTGAAAGTATGAAGAACCTATACAAATATTATCCTGAGTTCAATGACAATGATGAATTACTTTGGTTGGTATATGAACAACAAAGTGGTCAAGTTGTTGCACAGTTTTTCTTTGAAGAAGACGCTGCTGAGTTGTGTAAGTTTTTAGAAAAAGGTGGTGGGTTTGCTGGATTTACTCCTTCCTTCATCCTTCAAAGAGTTCCTGTTCAAGACATCAATCAAAACTTTCAAGCTGAATTTGCTTGACATTCCTACCCAGGGCATCTATAATAATAAAGTAATAGGTCCCATAGCTCAACAGGATAGAGCAACTGCCTTCTAAGCAGTAGGTTGGATGTTCGAGTCATCCTGGGATCGCCATATATATGGAGATGATTATGCGTGAGGAATCTAAACGTGAATACTATTGGGTGGTTGAAGCAACCGACAATGGTAAAGTGATCTTTCGTAAAGAGTATCACGACAAAGAAGGAAAAGCATTCAAGGCTTATAATTCTTTAAAGTCAAATGGAACGGTTTCTATTCAGCGCAAGTGGTACGAGAGGAAAGTTGCATGAATGAGGATCAATTAAAAAGACAAGCCATATTCAGAATGGTTATGTTCTTTGCTATCACAATTGTTATAGGATTTATTGCAAGTGATATCAATATGCTTGCAAGTCAATAGGAGAGAAACATGTTTAACTTATCGGATGAAACAAGAGCGGCAATCATTTCCATTGTAAGAGAAAAATTTGGTGTCACACAGACAGATGATGAAATCAACACAGTCATTGATGAAATCGTTGACACAGTAAAACGCCAGTTTGGTATGTAAGGAGATAGAAATGGCAAATACTGGACTATTACCTATTCCAGAAATTCCTCAAGAGATAGTCGAAAAACTTGTTGCTGCTACGAAAGAAAAATTCCCGAATGCGGATGATAAGGTTGTTAGGGAACTTATAGATTCCCACATTGAAACGGTTCGTGAATACTTTCGGAATTTATAAACCTTGACATTCCGGCTTCCATGTGCTATTATACATCATAATGTGAAAGGAAACGGAATAGATGAATAAACTATGGGTATTTGATATTGACAACACCTTGGCGAATGTTCACCATCGGTGGGATCATCTTAGAAAAGATAATAAAGACTGGAAATCATTCTTTGCGGAACAGCATAAGGATGAACCTTATCAGGCGGTCTTTGATGTTCTACATGCTCTAGCAAATGATAATGGTAATTCAATCATTGTTGTTACTGGTCGTGATGAAATGTTTCGTGAGGTATCTTTAGAGTGGCTTAATCGTCATATCAACTACGATTTCCCAAGTGAAGATTTACACATGCGTCCTGCAGGTAACCGTGAAGATGATGATACACTAAAAGTTAAGATTATCAAAAACTGGTTAGCAAGACATCCTTCTTATAAAGTTGGTGGGATTTTTGATGATCGGCATCGTATCATTGATGCATTTCGTGCAGAAGGATGGTATACGTTTGAGTGTAACCAAGAGCGTTTAGATTACTAATATGGATACGGAGTGTAGCGCAGCCTGGTAGCGCATCTGCTTTGGGAGCAGAGGGTCGTTGGTTCAAATCCAGCTACTCCGACATAAGACCTCCGAGCATATATAATGATGTTAGAGTATGCTCGGAGGTTATCTTGTATTATACAATTTATAAAATTACAAACAAAGTGAATGGTAAGTATTACATAGGTAAACATCAGACCAAAGATTTGAATGATGGTTACATGGGGTCCGGTAAATATCTAAAACGTGCTAAAGACAAGTATGGTGAAGAAAACTTCACTAAAGAAATTCTATACATATTTGAAACAGAAGATGAGATGAATGCAAAAGAGAAAGAACTAGTAGTTGTTTCAGAACAAACATATAATCTAAACGAAGGTGGATATGGTGGATTTAGATATATCAATTCAAAAGGATTTAACAGAGAAAATCTAAAGTTAGGAACAAAACGTTTTCAAGAAAAGTTGAAAGATCCAGAGTTTCATGAAAGATGGCGCAATAGTTTGGTTGGCGCATTTTCAAAAGAAAACTACAAATCAAATCTAAGTGAAAGATCAAAAAGATTACACAAAGAAGGTAGATGCACATACCATCAATTGAATACACCAGAAGCAATTTTAAAAAAGAAACAAATATATGCAGAGATAGGTCATCAACAAGGTTCTAAAAATTCTCAGTATGGAACGTTTTGGATTACAAATGGAGTTGATAGTATAAGAGTAAGAAGTGAAAACGACATACCTGAAGGATGGTATAAAGGAAGAAAGATGAAAAGGTGAATTATGAACAAGTATCTATCGGCTGCGGCCATTTTCATTACACTGACAACTTCGGCCGCTGCCGATCCGTTATCTGATTTTTTCGATGGTGCCTTTGGCGGGCAACAACCACAACAGAAAGTGACAAGAGGTAAACATGGCCGCAGCATTCAAAGCGACGATACTAATGATTGGACTGCTAGTTGGGGTAATCATGGTAATGCAGGGAGCCATATGGTTGCTTCATTCTACGGGCATGGTGAACATCTATCAAGGCACACCGCATCGGGTGCAGTCTTTAACCCGCACGGATATACAGCCGCACATAGAACGTTCCCGTTTGGTACACATCTACGAGTATGTCACCGTGGATGCGTCACGGTAGTTGTCAATGATCGAGGTCCTTTTGTTCGTGGTCGTCATCTTGATCTTTCTTATGGTGCTGCTAGAGCCATAGGTATGGGATCGACATCGACTATAACAGTTGAAAGATTGAATTGATGGAAATCATCAAAGATTTGCTTTCGAGAGAAAAGCAAAACGAGATTGAGAAAACTATGCTAAGTGGCTTTCCGTGGTACTATACTCCGGAGGCCACTTATGACATGTTCAAAGATAATAGAACACTAAACACACCTTTCTTTGGGCATATGTTCTATGTGAATGGTAAAATTGACTCGGCGCATTATTATCCACTAGTTGTTCAACCTATAGTCGAGGCACTTGAACGATATAAAGGTAAGAGATATCAGAACCGTATTTGGCGTATCAAAGCAAACCTCTATACAAAAGATGGTTCGTATCCTGAAGACTTTCATCACCCACCACATATTGACAACTCTGAAGATAACTTTCGTGGTGAGACTTTTCTATACTTTGTGAATGATGCTGATGGTGATACTTACATGTTCAATGAGCATTATGATTATGTTCATAAGAGATATGGACCTGAGGGGTTCGATGGTAGATTTACTAATCAGTTAAGAATACCACCAGAGAAAGGTAAGTCAGTTCTATTCCCTTTGACACAGTGCCACACATCATCTGTTCCTAGAAGCGGTGGTCCTCGTGTCACATTGAACTTTGTTTTTGGGGAATATTTCTAGTTATAAATAACAGTGCTTGACATTCCGCTCACCAGATGCTACTATAGCATACTGATAGCATAGTTGAAGGAAGACTTAGATGAGAAACAAGGTTATTGCTTTTATTGCTGCAATAGGTATTGCTTTTGCAGTTGCTACTCCTGCTAAAGCACAGTTTTGGGGCGGATATTATCCAGGATTCGGTTATGGAGGTTGGGGTGGTTGGTACGGTGGCTACGGCGGTTACGGTTATGGTGCTGCTGCGTTGGGTGCTGGTCTCGCTGTTGGTGCTATTGCTGGCGCTATTGCTGCTAGTAATCAGCCATATT